CTTCACATTTAATTCCTTCCGCTGGCAATTTCCTTTGCATCCATGTTCTGCTAGGATCAGTTATTGTTACCTTTAGATCATCTGCCTTATCACTAGTATTATCAGAATAACCGAAGTCAGTTACCGCTTCAGTATTAAGTTCTGCTAATATATCTTCCCCATTAACAATAAGACTCCCACGAGCCCGCCTAGCTCTAAGATACAGAAAAGGTAATGTTAGGTCTACCGCCACGGCAACAATTGTTCAATGTTAGGAATATTAGTTAGTGGTACCAGGTTATTTTCTATGGTTACTTCTTGTGGAACTACTAGTTCTATGTCTGCCGGAAACAAGTCCTGAAATCGATAGTCGAAGTTAGCATCCTGTATATAGTTCATGCATCGTTCGTCGCCATAACATTTCAGCGCAATTATGTCCCATATATCATGACCATTAGTTTGATAGGTTTTAACTTTTGCTTTATAGGTTGGCATGGCAATTATTTAATAAGCTTATGATTTATACATAAGCCAGTCTTCTTTCTTCATCACGCGCCTCTTTAAGCTGTTCTAGTAAGCTTTTAATTGGATCTTGCATATGCCGTTCTATCTCTCGCGCTATACTAGCTTCTTGTCCTGCTTGTGCGCCCGTAACAGTAATAGGCATTGATACACTAATATTCTGTCCTCCTCCTCCTTTGCCTCCCATGCCCATCATTTGCGCTGTCTGTGCTAATAGTCCTTGACTACGTTGTGACTTATTAATAGGTATAACTACCTCTGGTCCCTTCTCTGCTAACGTACTCAATGTAGGATGACTAACTACTCCTCCTAGTTGTTGGGCCGTAGCTTTATTGCCTCCTCCTCCCAATCCGAAAGGTAATTCAAATTTAGGTATAAGTGTCCCTATACCATCCATTATAGCTTTTGCTATCTTTGGTCCCCAACTACCAACTTCTGCTAGTACTGCACTTAAGCCAGCCTGAAAGCCTCTAACGAATTCATTTGCTAGGTCTGACCAACTCTTAGCTAAAGAAGCAATTATTCCATTTACTAGAGAGACTACTATCTCATCTATAAATGCTGCTGCGCCTACAGCCGCTTTGATAGCCTCTCCTAACATTTGAATAGTCTTAGTTCCTACATCAGCCCAATCAGTACCAACAATTGCGTCCCCTATTCCTTGTGCTATTATTTGTGGACCTATGATTGCAACCCATGCTATAGTTTTCATAGCATCGCCTATACCACTTCCAATAGCTGTGGCTACACCTTTCCAATCTACACTTGCTAGTGCGCCTCCTACAGTCCCGGCAGCACTACTAATACCTGCTCCGATAGCACTAATAATACCAGACCAATCAATCGACTTAGCAGCCTTAGCTATACCAGTACCGATAGACGTAACTATACCTGCAAAATCTATCTTACCAATAGCTTCGCCTATCTTACCACTAGCCTTTCCTAGTCCTGTCCATAATGCAGTCCAGTCTAATTCTCCAGTGAAGAAACCTCCTATTAAATGTTTTATTCGAGATAATTCTTTTTCAATGTCTGGCCATATCTTAGTTAACTCGTCAGCCATAGGCTTCCAGAGCCATTCCGTAGACTTAGCAATAGCTGCGCTTGCCGAATCAATAGCTGGTCCTATCAAGTGCCAATTCTCGATAACTGTTACTATAACTGCTGCTAGTCCAGTTAGTGCAGCAATAGTCAAAGTTATAGGGTTACTAATAACAGCAAAGACTCCCAACGTTGCTGCACCTGCTCCAATCGCCGCTAATCCTTTGCTAATAGGTTCCCAATTTTCTCTAATCCAGTCAAATGCTAGTTTAAATGTAGGGCTGAACTCTTTAATAGCAGGAGTTAAATCCGACCTAACCCAATTAGCTAGATCTTTAAACGCAGGAGTCATAGCATTAGCTATCTCTTGTGTTATAGGCTCCATAGCTAGTGCTACTTCTCCCCACATCTCACTAAATGCTAGTTGAGTATCTATGAATGGTTTGCCTATAACCTCCTGAAGTCTAGCCCAATTCTGCGCTGCCTTCGCTGCTTTACCAGCACTAGTCTCCATTGCAGCGTCCACTCTACCTGCTTGCTTTGCTAACCACTCCATAGCAAAGGCTCCGCGAGCAGCTTCTGACTTTAACTTGCTAAACCTTGCTAAGTCTTCCTTGCTAAAGAACTTTCCTAACTCTCCAGGCTTCCCTCGCTTAACCATCATTTGAATAGATGCAGACACATCGGCCATATCTTGTTTGGTCGCACTTACTCCTTTTAATGCTATACCTAACCCCTCGACTCCTTTACTAACCTTAGTTATCTGTTCCGGTGAGAAGCCTGCCGAAACAAGTCCAGAGAAGGCTTCCTTCATACTAGTGGCTGCCAACAAGTTAGTCTTCTCCATTTCATCTGCTAGGCCTATTAACTCTCTCTGTCTAAGAGCAATTTGGTCTGCACCTTTAGCAGCTATCTTAGGATTTCTAGCTAGAGCAACACCTAACTTTTCTTCTGCGGCTCTAGCATCTTTAGCTTCTCTGATAGCTCCACCAAAGAAATCGGAGATCCCTTGTATGGCCTTAAAGCCTACTAAAATTCCTGCCGTTTCAAATGCTATCTTTTTAATAGCATTAGCAGTAGATCCAGCAGACTTCCTAATAGAAGCAAATGCTCGCTCACCTTGGAAGATAGCTCCAATGGTTAGCAGCATATTCATTTGTTTATCAACAGCCATACTATATCCTTAATCGTTCCTCAGATTGCTTCATTATTCTATTAGCTATTCCTATCCACTCGAAAAGTTCTGGCAATGTTAGGTTTAACCAAAATTCCGGTGAACCTTGAAAATGACTAGCCATCTTCAACGCTAACTCTATTAATACTTCACCTATATTCTCCTCCTCTCCAATTCCTACCCTAACAAAAAATCCCTTACCGCCTGACATACTTTCATATAATCAGGAGCGTCTAACTCTTCCAAGTCTAGTGGATTCATCTTAGCAGCATATGCGCCGACCATAGCTTGGAAACGTAAGTCCACCGTAGGAACAGGCACATACTCCTTATATAGAGTATTAAACTGTCCTATGATAGTCCTTAAATCTTTTCCCTTCAGAGGCTCTAGTTCCATTTCGATAACAGAGTACTCTGTCCCGTTAAGCTTCTGCGGCTTTGATAGTGGTACTGAAATCATATCATTGCATCCCAATTCCTAGTCTGACAGACCTAGCATAGTCGTGGTGCAAGACTTCATCCTTAAGGTTAACCTTATCTTTCTCGAAAACTACTTCTCCATCGAATACTCCTTTGATATAGGTAACTCCGGCGGCAACAGCTACATTCTGTTTGACTCCAACTTCTAAGGTTCCTAAGTCAAATCCTCGCGGCTGAACCATCATAGTAATTCTCCAACCTAATACTAGAATCTTATGGTCCTCTGGATTCTGGTATTGAATAGCAGGAAGACAATCGATTAACATAGAGTCTTGGCGCATTAACTCCAACGACTCCCTTGTTATGTTGTGGAAGTTGAATATAGTCTCCCAATCTCCATAATGCGATTGCACTGCATAGTTTTGCTCGCCTCCATAACCTGCACCTTTTAAGGTATCAGTTAGGTTAGCAAGGTTAGGCAAGGTAGTAGTACTCATGCCTATGAATCTATAGCCATCTTTCCAGATGCTATAGTTATCTGTTTGCAACGGTAGTAATGCTGGCATTTGTTTCCTCCGATTAATTCATAGTCTTATGATTTGTTATGCTGCCTGTTCGAATAGTACTGATAGATAGCTAATGTCTAGCTCTAGGATAAACTCTATCCATTCTGCCGGGAGTGGGAAGAATTCATAAACATGGAATGTATAGTGTCCATCAATCATCTCTGTATCAGGATTCTCGTCATGTCTAAACTCTACCCTAGCACCCAAGGCATTACCTGTGCCAACTAGAGAATTTAGATAGATGTTAGTCGAATCGATGACCGTATCTATCAATCGGCGATTAGTAGGCTTATCCACCTTTTGAAAGACAGTTAAGACTAACGTATTGCCTACATAGTCTGTCATTCGACGAGAAGGCATCCATCGGTCTTTTGGATCAGTTATGAATGGATAACAAGCCATATTGCTACCCCACGCTTTCCAACCTCCAATCCAATTAATAGCAGTGACTATACCTTGACCGTTAAGCATGTCTCCATAAGGCTTAGAAAAGACTATCTCTTCTCCTGCCATATAGGGCCCTACTAGAGTTTTGTTCATCTTCAGAGGCTTATTGCTAGGAGTCTCCACCGGAACATTACCATTGTCCCTATCGGTTAATTCCATCCTAGCACCTAGCTCAACTGATAGCCAAA